GCATTCTTATCCATAGCAATTTTGAAGATGTCCAAAAAGTCGCTATTGGACTTAAAGATATCATTCATATCATCAATGTAAATTGCCAGTTTCATATTCTTAGGCAAATTATACATAGTGACTGCAACTAGTTTGGTAAATGCCCAAGGACTCATCTTACCTTTGATCGTAAGAAGATACACATTTGAATGATTTTGGGCAATCAGTTCAACAGTGTAAGTTTTACCCACACCAGGCTGTCCTGCTACATACAGATGATGCTTTTGTCGTTTGAAAAAGTCCTCTACCGACTCTACAAACAGGTCACGATATGACTGCCCTTTTAACAGGCAAGCGTGAAGTTCATCGCCAAATTGGGCGTTGAAAGTGATTTTTTTAGATGCCATTGCCATTCCTTTAAAGTCCGCTAAATCAGCGTATGTAATGATTATACATTAAGGTCTATTTAATGTCAAGTCTTAAATATATACTGTTACATCTTGTTACAAATATGATAAATAGAGATACTGTAGCGGTATCAGCCAATAACCGCGTAAAATTACTTCTAAAGGAAGGTGTAATATGAGTGTAGATGTCGAAAACAATGCCGTACCTGATACCGTCGAACAACAAGCGCAAGTTGCAGATGCAAATCAAGGTGAAACTACTCTAGGAGAGGCGACAGAGACAACAGGTGGTGAGTCGGAGCCACAGACCAGCAGTGACGATGCAGGTGAAGAAACGCTGAATAAGCCAAAGAAAGGTTTTGAAAAGAGAATATCGAAAGTTGTAGCCGAGCGTGATCGCGCCAAGCAAGAGTTAGAGTACTGGAAAGAACATGCCCTACGTGGTCAAGTTCAACAGCCCGAACAACAGGCACAACCTGTTCAAGAAGGTAAGCCAGTAAGAGAACAATTTAATGGTGATGACGATGCTTATTTTGAAGCACTTTCGGATTGGAAAGTAGATAATAGATTAAAACAGCGTGATGCACAAGTTGCTCAAGCACAATTAGTTGAAAACTACGCTACAAGAGCGAAAGAGTTTGCAAAAGAGCGTCCAGATTTCTTCGATATTATCAACGATGCTAATGACTTAGTTATAGCCCCTGAAACAGGTTATATCATACAAAAGTCAGAAGCAGGTCCAAAACTCGCTTTATACTTGGCAGAAAACGCGGATGAAAACGACAGGTTAAATCGATTGAACGCTACCGAGCGCGTTTTTGAATTAGGTAAGTTAGAGATGAAGTTGGCTGGTATACAAAATACTAAGCCTACTACAAAGAAAGTTAGTACTGCTCCTCAACCACTACAACCAGTGAAAGGTGCAGCACCAGTTTCTAAAGATTTATATGATCCTAATTTAACAACTGCTGAATGGATTGCGTTAAGATCGAAAAAGCGTAGATAATCTACATAATTATTGCCACACTTTCAAGGAGAAATATATGGCGAATGAGTTGCTTACAATTTCAATGATAACTAATGAGGCTGCTATGGTATTGGGTAACAATACTGTTCTAGCCAAGTGCGTTAATCGTGATTACGACCAAGACTTCGGCATTGTCGGAGCAAAAATTGGACAAACTATTAACATTAGACGTCCAGTACGTCCTGTCACTCGTACAGGTCCAGTTGTTGATGTACAATCAGCAGTTGAAACATATTCACCCCTAGTATTTGGTGACCCCATAGGCGTGGATTATGCGTTTACATCATCAGAGATGACTTTCTCTATCGATGACTTCTCAAATCGCTTTATCAAGCCAGCAATGGTTGCGATTGCTAACAAAGTTGATTCACTAGGCTTCGATCTAATGAGCAAAGTTTACAACTTAACAGGTGCACCAGGTACTCCTTTAACAACATCGACTGCTCGTGATGCTGTTTTAGCAAGTGCTGCTCTACTATATGAAAACTTAGCCCCAGTAGAAGATGGTATGCTACACTTTATCAATGGTTCATCATTTAACGCCACTCTATCTGGCTCAAATGCTGCTCTATTCAACCCAACTAAAGAAATCTCTGACATTTATGTTAAGGGTTTCCAGGGTGATTTTGGTGGTTTCCGTCAATACATGGACCAGTTAGTACAAGGTCATCAAAATGGTGTTTATGGTGGTACTCCTCTAGTTAACGGTGCAAACCAAACTGGTGCTTCACTAATCACTGATGGTTGGACTCCAACTACAACTTCACTAAATGTTGGTGATGTATTCACAATCGCTGGTGTTTACACAGTTAATGGTCAAACTCGTCAGAACACTGGCATTCTACAACAGTTCACCGTAACTGCTAAGACTGTTACTTCTGGTGGTGGTGCTTCAACAATCGCTATTTCACCAGCAATCATCACTTCAGGTGGTTTCCAAAATGTAACTAATTCTCCAGCAGACAATGCTGCGATTACAGTTGCAGGTGCTAGTGGTCTATTCTATCGTCAGTCATTAGGTTTCCATCGTGACGCATTCTTACTTGCTAACAAAGAACTAGTTCTTCCAGTTGGCGTAGAGCGTGCTTCATATGGTACTGATCCTACTTCAGGCGTTGGTATTCGTGTTGTACAGATGTATGATGTTCGTAATGACCAATTCATCACTCGTTTCGATACAATGATTGCTTGGGCAACTCTGTACGAACAACTAGCAGTTCGCCTAGCGACAACTTGATCTGATAACTTAATCTAAGGAGAGATATATGTCAGCCCCAAATATTCAAACTAGCAATAACCCACAGTATGTTTCAGGTGGAGAAATGGGAGCAGTTGTAGGCTATAGCCCAACAACTACTCTTGGTTTTTACGGTGATACAGGTATTGAGCAAGCAACAGTTGCAGCAATTGCAACTGATGCAGGTACTACATTAACATTAGCAAACTCACTACGCACCATTCTTCTTGATTTAGGTCTTGTTAAAGCCTAATAAAGAAACATGAGCAAGAGAACCCTTATATCTCACGATATAGGGGTTTTTCTATTTGCATAAATACAAACTATGACTACAACAGTACGCGAAATTATACAATCAGCAATGAGAAAGGTCTCAATCATTCAGCCAGGTGAAGTGCCTACTGATTCAGATTTCGACATTTCCGTAGAATCTATGAGTGGATTAATAGATAGTTGGTCCAACGATAGGTTAATGATCTACACGATTAATCCATACTATTTCGTAGCAGAGCCATCTAAACAAGAATACACTCTAGGACCTGGTGGTGATTGGGATATTGAACGCCCAATGCAAATCCAAGAAGCGTATGTTAACTATAACTCGCAGATAACAGGTTCACCTGGCAATTGGGTCATTACTAATGTATCAAATACAGCAGCACTACCAATCGCACAAGCCAATGATTCACAATGGGCAAGTATTCCTATCAAGCGACTAAATGCAGTGTTTCCAACTATACTATTTGATAATGGTAACTATCCATTAAGAACAATCTATTTGTATCCAATACCAACGCAATATCAAGTTATCGTACTTTGGTTATGGCAACCACTTGATTACTATGATACTATCGATCAACCAATAGCGTTTCCTCCTGGCTATGAACGCGCATTAATATACAACTTAGCAGTAGAACTTGCACCCGAGTTTGGTAAGTTAGTTCCTGAAGATGTATTAGCAACTGCTATCAATAGCAAAATGACACTAGCAGCAGTTAACAGTTCACCACAAACTATGAGTCATGACCGTTCATTAGGTCAATCAGGTAGCGTTTGGAACTGGATTTATGGTGATACTATACCAATACCTCACTAAGAGAAAATAAATGGCTACAACAGTTCGTAAGATTATCACAGGTGCTATGCGATTGATTGGTCTAGTTCAAGCCAATGAAGTGCCTTCCGATGCTGAAATACAAGTTGGATTAAAAGCACTTGATGTTATGATCGATAGTTGGTCGAATGACTCGCTAATGATCTACACTATCAATCCATATTACTTTGAAGCAGTATCAAACAAACAAGATTATACACTAGGACCTGGCGGTGATTGGGACGTTATACGTCCTATGCAAATAGAACAAGCATATGTAGATTGGCAAACAGACACTGGTGGTGGTCAAGAAGTTGTATCGCTACCTATTTCAATAGCAAATGATGCTCAGTGGTCAAGCATTGTAGTCAAATACATTTCTACACAGTTTCCAACTATTCTGTATGATAATGGTAACTATCCTCTGCGTAAGATATCACTGTATCCTATTCCTAATCAAACAATAACTATCGTTCTATGGCTATGGCAACCGCTGCTCACCTTTCAAAGTTTAGATACTGATGTAGAGTTTCCAAAAGGATATGAGCGAGCAATAAGATTTAATCTAGCAGTAGAACTAGCACCAGAGTATGGCAGAGTACCTCCTCCAACAGTTACATCAACTGCTATCGATACTAAAACTGCGCTTGCTGCTATCAATGCTACTACACAGTTTATGCGTATGGATCCCTCAATGGGACAGCGATCACCAACATATAACTGGTTATACAGCACTACATTACCTATACCTAAATGATTATGCACGATCTAACACATGTACAACCTACTCCTGAGAACTATGCTGAATATGTTAGTCAGCGTCGTGCTCGCACCGAAGCAGCAATGAGTCGTAGCAAGCGCATTAATGGCGGACAAATAAGAGAAAATAATCTTTCTGTTCGCATGTTATGGGACGCAGGTTATACACTTGATCCTATTACCGATACAATGATAAAGGAGTAACAATGGAGCAAAAAAACAGATTCCCTGGCTTCGTTGGCCCCTCTTATGAAAGTCGTGCAAAGCGATTCGATTGCCAGCGTCTTGTTAATATGTACATCGAACTCGACGAATCAGGTGGTGGTAAGGGTGACGAACCAGCAGTGCTTATTTCTACTCCTGGTCTAGAATATCTACAAACATTAGGTGTAGGTCCTATTCGTGCTACATACACTCTTTCTAATCAGCAACTAACTTATATCATATCTGGCAATGAAGTGTATTACATCTCAGGTGCATCAGCGATACCTTCGCTAGTAACTGGTAATCTACAAACAAGTACAGGTCCTATTTCTATCAAAGACAATGGTGTGCAACTTCTATTCGTAGATGGTACTAATGGTTACTATATAACGCTTGGACAAACTACTCTAAACTTAGTAAATGATCCAAACTTCTATCCATCAGACACAGTTACTTACCAAGATGGTTACTTCATCTTAAATCAAAATGGTACTACAAACTTCTTTATCAGCGATCTTTACTCTGTAGACTTCTTACCACTTAATCAAGCAGCAAAAGCAGGTAACAGTGATATCTTAATCGCGGTCATTTCAAACAATCGTGAACTATATCTGTTAGGCGCAAATACTACAGAGATATGGTATGACCAAGGTAGTTCAGGTAGCACACCATTCGTAAGACAAGATGGTAGATTTAGTCAAGTAGGTTGTGTAGCACCAGCATCAGTTAAAGTACTACAAGAAAGTTTCTTTTGGTTAGGCACTAACGCACAAGGTGGCGGCATTGTTTATATGCTACAAAATGCTATGCCAACTCGTATTTCTACACATGCAATAGAATACTTGATACAAAGCGCAGGATATTTAGCAGGTGCAACAGCATACTCTTATCAGCAAGAAGGCCATTACTTCTACTGCTTAAATATCCCTGGCTTACCAACTACACTAGTATATGACTTAGCATCACAACAGTGGAGCGAGCGTCAAGATGCTATGGGAACAGCAAGACACTATGGACAAACACATGCGC